TCATTGACATGGTTTTCTCCTGTGTGTAAAGTGTGTGGGGTTTTTATTGGGAACCCATAACCCATTATCTATTTAGAAGCCTACGGATACTGTAAGTCCTACTGCACGATCCTGAATGTCTTGGTAGCTTTGGCTAACACCCAAACCAACAGATACTTTGCTGATGACTGGCATGTCGTAGCTAACAAATACTACGGATTGTTTTGGATTTGCGCTATCCCAATTTACACGGGTCTTGGCACCAGCCATGGCATAACCAGGACCAACCTTAACACCAGCGTTTGCGCCAACTAGACCATATTCATATGGCTTTGCACCAGCACCACCATTATCGAAACCAACACCAACGAATGGGCTGATACCGAAAACTGTCTTACCTGCGGTAAGTTCCAAACTATTGAACATAGATTGGTTGTCATTGGTACGTGCATTACGATTTTGTAATCCAAGATTGAAACCACCCAATGAGGTACCAGCACGTACATATTGTGCGATACTTTGTTGGTTGCTTACACGGTCAGTAACTTGGTCAACACCATACGAAACAAAACCACCGGCTTGTGCAGCTGCGGCGACAGCAATTAAACTTGCGATTGCGATTTTCTTCATTAAAACTCCTTAGTTAAAAAAATGGTTGGTTATTCTGTTACGAGGAAACCAACCGAAACCCTAGTCTGCGTTTAGGCAGCCAATGCGAAACGTGAGTCGTTTGCGGTTACTTTGATTTAGTTTTAACATCTTCTCTGATGAGCTGTCCACTTCTGTACTTGTTGCCCTGTCGAATCTAGGTCACCCCCATCAGAAACATATTAAGCCTCGGGACTCAAACCCGCTTGGTTTAAAAGATGTGCTTCACTTAATATGCTTTTGGTGGAGGTGGGGGGATTCGCACCCCCGTCCAGAACACTTTTCTAGTTGCTTCATACAACCATAACTTCAATTATACAATAATTATCTATCTATGTCAACCTGTTTTAGGTATTTTTTGCAAATTATGTTTTATCGTAATTTAATAATGAAGGTTCTACTGAAAATGCTTTATTGGTAACATTAGACCATTTCATAGCACCTTTATATGCTTGCCAATTTCTACCTTCAGAATCACCTATTAAAACTACGGATTGTCCTGGCCCATTTATTATGTTACTAAAATCTAAGTATTCTGATCCATCAGCAGAAGCTATATACGAGACACCTGGTCTTGTCCAGGCTGTCAACGCAGAACCAAAAGGTCCAGTTGAACCTATTGGAGCAGTACTAATTCCTACTACCATTTTTCCACCGAATAAAGCAGGATCATAGAATTGCATTTGCCATTGTACTCTAATTGTACCCCAACCGGTTGAAGGTGTTTGTGCCGTGCTGACACCATTATATGAAATACTTGTATAAGCTGCGGTAGAATTATAATATGGTGAACATCCAGCTTGCATTGTATAGTGACCACTTTTTAAGTCTGAACCACATACTACAATTCTATCTATGTAAGGAGTATATCTAGTCAAATTTGTTGAAGACATTACTGAACCATCAAGTTTACCAGGAAAATCTAAAATTCCATAACCAGTGTACTTTCCGGTAGTTGCGTTATATGGATAAGCCGCACCTGGACCCGGAAAGTAAGTGCTCCATCCTCCGCCCGAAAAAGGATATCGTGCATTGGAAGCTGATGGTGCGGATGAACCAGGAATAACATTATCCCTAGAATAACCACCTGCATTTCCAACTCCACTACCTGTAGCCCTAGCAGTCACTCTATAATTACTTGCATCATATGTCACGTTGCTGGTTGTACAAGCCAATAAAACCGTATTAGTATCTGAACTACTTACTGTAAATGGTGTGGTGCGTGGTGTGAAATTGGATGCACCATAATTGTATCTTGCCACTTTACTCACACGAACATTTGAAGCATATCCATAAAAATGCCAGGTGTATTGCTGAGTGAGACAACCTATCTTATAAGAATTAATATGATCCGGATAGGCATTCATATTTACATGTTTACCCACATATACACCATCCAAATATGCATATACATCAGTGCCTTGCCTTTCAATACATACATGAGTCCATTGACCAGCTACAATTTTTTTATTACTTCCGCCGGTAAATGCTGCTCGTCCAGTTTGTCCATCATCTACAACTAAATTTCCATTTATATTTCTCCATACATGTAGACCAGCATTTACCGAATTATTACTTAAATTTATCAATGTCTGGCCAGCTGCGTATCCATTAGTCACATACCAACCAGTTTCTATTGGATAAAACCAACCTTCTACACACCATTCGGCGGATTTAGATATATCATATACTCCTTGATGAACACCCACGTAGGAGTTTGTTGACACAAATAAACCACTATCACTATACGTAGAATTCATTTTTATAGTTTTGCCAAATAATTTCCAGTCAAAAGTTTGACTGTTAGCCGTATTTAATGCCAATGGTCCGTAGTAATCATTATCGGCAAAATCCGCAGCAGGATAATCACCCCATACTGTTCTACTGTATATAAACGCATACAAATAATTAGAATTAGATCCATAACCTAATGGACCCCAAGTACTCCATTCCGCATTTGTAGGTGCCGGATGACCATCATCAGGTATCAACCCACCTAGTGTAACCCAAGTAGATTCTCTAATACCACCTTTTAGTGTTCCGTATGCAGTCCAAGTTACGTTTTGTGAACCAACAACTGCTCGGCCAGAACGTCCACCTGGTCCGCCGCCAGCGCCGCCATTCGTACCGGTGCCGCCAGCTGCGCCATTTTCTCCTAAATTTCCACCTTTGCCACCCACCACACTAGCGTAACCCACACCGCCATTACCGCCGGTGACTTCATTGCCGGCTGTTGGTAACGCCCAGTGACCTGATGTACCAGCAGCACCATTATCACCGCCGGCACCACCACCTCCGCCGGCAGATTGTACCCAATATGATGCTTGGTTCGAAGGACTTCCCGCTGCACCACCGCCGCCACCTCCACCACCAATTGTTCCTAAATTATTGATAGTACAAGGTGTTCTAACATCAATTGCAGCTCCGCCAGCTTCACCTGGTCCACCACCAGCACTAAAACCACCATAATTGTATCCACCCTGGCCACCTTTACCAAGAATTTTACCATTGTTAACTATTGTTAATCCACCAGGAAAACCATCAAATACTAAAAGTGCAGCTGTATCTGTACGTTTCGAAAATATTTTTGTTGTTGATGGAATTCTATAGATTGCGGGAGCATTTTTATCCCAACCAGCTGCAATTAAAGCATCCCGCACATTTACATTATATAATGTTGTTGATGCAGCCGCTGTTAGATCAACAACTTTGGTTTTTCCACGCAAATCATTAAATGAAATTACGCCACTGGCTGGTACATTTTGTCCTCCTGGCACATATCCAGCAAGAGCATAATACTCACTTAAACTGATTGGTGATGAACCACCAAATTCAGTTTGAATGTCTAATAGTGATATTTGTCCTGTTGGTGCCGTCATTTACTTTCCTTGTTTTTATTATTTATTCTATCAGCTGTTTTTGTGGTAATAATCAATAGCTTTTACAAGTCCTTCAATGTGATCCTGTGTTTTTTCTTTGAAAATCAGTGGTGCCGAATCTTTCACCGCCATGATAATTACCACATCATCAATAGGTTGACCGATTAATTCCTCATACATCAGTGCATATGCAGTACATTGCCAAAAGTAATCCAAGATTGATTCTCTGCCTTTGGCCTTACTTGAAGTCTTGAAATCAATGACTGTTAACCTACCTTCATATTCACCAATACAGTCTACACGACCAGCCAAACCAAGTTGTGATGACCATAGACCAACCTCTTGATAGTGTATGTTATTTATCTTGTTTAGGTATGGTTTGATTGATATGAACATTTCCTTGGCATCAGGCATCACAACACCTGGTGGCTTTGGCTCATTATTCAAATAATGTTCACACAAAGTATGCATATTTGTACCACGGGATGTAGCGTGTTTGGAGATTTTGTTAGCAACTTCTTCACCAACTCTGCGGCGCCACTCCATGATGGCCTGTTTCTTTTGAGCACCCACCACCGTGGTCACCGATGGTAATTTCTTACCTTCTGGTGTGACATAATATCTTTTCCCGTCAGAAAAAGTTTGAGATTCAATTTTTGGAATCTCTTTTGGTGGGCAATAATTAAACATATCAATAACCTAGTTGTTCACATGCTACAATCCATTGTTTCACTAAGCTACTACGGACAATATCATCTGGTGTAAAATAAATCTCCTGGAAAGATGGCATCTTCCGAGCCACTTCTAAGAAACTATGAAAAGCTGTTTGGTCTTTATTACTCTTAATTAGGTCAGTTTGTTTGAAGTCACCAGAAAATATAATCTTAGACCTATGGCCAACCCTAGTAATAATTGTGTTAACTTCCGACCAATTCAAATTTTGATTTTCATCAACTAGAATAATAGCATCATCAATAGAAATACCACGAATGGCAGTAGTAGATATAAATCGAACATGCCCTTGTTCTTTTAATCTATCCCACGCATCGTTTCTACCAAACAATGTGGCAGAAATTTCTTTGTATGGCAATTCATAGATTTCTTGTTTTTCGTTCAAGTCACCTGGTAAAAAACCAACATCACGCAATTGAACAAGTGATCGTACTACCACCACTTGTTTGAAAGAATTGGATTTATCCAATACTTCTTCTAGTGCTTTATATAGTGCCAAAAAAGTTTTGCCTACCCCAGGACTACCGAATAGTCCCATGAAGTAGGCACCGCCTTTATACATTTCAAAGAATAGTCTTTGATTCTCTGTTAGTGGTTCAAATGTTTTTAAATGATCCGGTTTAATTTTCAACGAATTGGTTGTTACTGGCTGATGCCTAGTTTTATTTTCATCATCCTGCAATTGCTCCGCTGCATATCTGGCTGTCGTTTTTTTTGTAACCATCATTTCTCCCTTGGACTAGTGCTGAAACTTTTTTGGAGTTATCGGATTCTTTTTTCTTCCGAGTTTTATTCAAATTTTTTGACTGAGAATTTTCCTCAGTTTTCTTTTTAGGTAGAAATAGAGCGGGGATTTGAGGCATTACCATTCCCTTTGCATCTTGGTTTTATGACCACCCATTGTATTTCCTGGAATGGTTTCCTTCATACGATTGATGATATACTTCTCAAATGCGGAGTCGGCCTTACCAATTCCTGGTGTGTCCATACGCATACCATCCCCAAAGCCAGGCAGGCTTTCGGGACCAAAGTATCGTTCTAGGTGGGTGTTGTTTAGTTTAAACTCATCATACTCTGCAAGGCGCATTGTATGTTCTTCAATCTCATTTGTGTTTTTATTCAGAAATGTATAAATCATGTAGTTTGAAACCAGTTTGGAACAGGTCGTGAGTTAATCTTACCTTGCCATGAGGCTAGGTGCTGTTTATTATTTATATAGTAATTCTTGTAAGATGCAATAGAATCACCTGCCACTTTTACATCATCAGGCATAGCAGGTGTTGGTTCAGTAAATGGAACTGTAGCTAGTGATATGTTCATTGGTGGATACATCAATTCTTCTTCAAGACCGGATAATTCAACTTTGTGAACTTTACCATAACGATAAGTGTACTCACGGCACAATTCTGTCAACAGTTTAGACAACCAAACATAATTTGCGTAAGACTGCCTACACCAAATTGCTGAAGGATGATTGATATGTGTAGCAACATAGAGCTTAGACTCACGGTTGTCAGGAAGAACATATCTAGTTTGTTTTCGACCAGTTTCAGAGAGGCCAATAGACAAAGTGCCATCAAGAACACGATGAGCAGTAGAAAGTAATTGAGCATATTCAAGGATCATTTTAATGCAATGTTTATCATTGTGCATTTCTGCACAAACTTTTGGATCATTGTCGAGATAAAAAATATTCATGTTAACATTCTTATAAGGCCAAAGGTATCAATAGATGTGAGCAAGATGTAGTTAGCCAACATGCCAAAAGATTTCCTAGACCAAGCAGCCCAAGCATACAAGGCACAACCAGCAATCCAAACAGGATAGAGAGCGAGAAGCGGAGGGTTTGGGACTGTGAGTGCCATAATAACAGCGCAACCGATGCTGATAGCCCAAGCAAGCAACTCAATAGCAAACCGAATTCGGTTAGACTTAAAATCATCTCTAATCCATTCAAAGGTTGGTCTAAACAACTCTAACATTAACAACGACCATCATCATCATTTGAATCATCTTGAAATGTTTTTCGAACCAACTCTATTGTGTTAGCATCAGTATCATTAACAATTTCAAGTTGGCCATCAATATAAAAACCAAGGCCATGCAAAAAATCCTGAAATTCGGAAAGTATTGCTTCAAGGCTTTCGGCTTCAAATTCCATAGTCAGTTTTGAACCACGAGCAGTATTCATAATAGTATACTGTGGAGTTTCATGTTCTGCTTTGAATGTAAACTTCATAGTTTAGGAATTTCCAATTCAATTGATTTATCTTTTTTGCTTGCTTTGGTTGGGAATCGTCTTTCAATATCCTCAGCAGATACTGTCTGCATAGCAAACTGTTTGAATTCATTGTAACTATTAGAAACTTTCATAGCATTTTTAGAATTCATACCTGCACCATCTAAGGTAAACAATGCACAACCGCCTGCGGCCAATGGTGCAATTTCAATAATGTGGTCCAAATTAATAATGACCGGACAACCTTTTTCAATAGAATTAACTTCAACAAATAAACTCATACTAACTCCTTATTTTTTATCACAATCAACGACACGAATCAAATACACGGTAACATCGGTATCTGGCCTTACAAAAAAACATTCACCTTTGATTGACCAGACAAGATGGTTTTGTATACCATCTTTAAACTCTTTCAATGGCTCAGGTGGTTTACTTTTTGATGTTGCACTCATATATATGACGCAAAGCAAAGCAGCAATAACCAATGAAGTGAAACCCCATTCTTTAATAAATTCCCAAATTTTACGCATAAATTTTCCAAACAGCAAAACAAGCAATAGAACCAAAAAATAAAGTAAGGAATGTATAAAGAGTAAGTGCTTCACACCTCTCTTTGTAGTATTCAATCTCTCTTTTTACCATATCACGTTGAGCAACTAATGTAACTGGTACATCTTCATCGTGATTTCTTGAACCACCCATCATTAGAATGGTCTTTTCAATTTCTTCTAAACGGCGAATTGCCGAAACATAATGTATAACTGATAACATATTACCAATGCCTTATAACGCTTGCCACAATGAAAATGTTTGTGGTGATGTATGATAACACAATTAGAGTTCTAAGGCAAGCGATAATGTTTGCCTCACGGTCGGTGGATCCTGCCTTCTCACCCAAGGCTTTTGCCCACAGTCTCCACATCACTCAATGAAGCCTTCTTCCGTCTGCGGAGGTGTTCTAGGTTCTGCATCCGATTGACGGTACTCATAGATTGGACTGTCTGGTGGCATGTAGGGGAAAACCACAGGCAATCTACAACCATAGTTGGAATAGTATGATTTGTGTGCCTTGCCATTTTCATCACGGTACCATTCCCAGAATACT